TTACAGCGTCACCACGACAAAGCATATCAATGCTTGGATTCAGTCCGAGGCAGAAAAGGTTGATCAGTGGACGATTGATCAACTGGTTGCATTCTGACCAATTTACTCCTCTGACCCTGTAGACTAATCACATGAGAAACGAAACCATGAACAGCACTAAATGCATCGCCGTCATCGGTGGCATTGATTACGAGGGAGAGGCATTCCGAACCCTTCGCCTCTTCGATTGTCAATCCACTGCCGACCTCTACAAGGCAAAGCTCCAGCAGGATTACGACTACGTGCTCATGGAGGTTCGCGACGTTTCACAGCATAGCGTCATGATGGGAGGGACAATCGGATGAGTGGCACAGGCAACCCCTAGTTGCCTCCCTGACCCTGTAGAATTAAAACAACAAAACAAACCAACCATGTTTGCCACTCAACCAACCTCATTCATCACCTTTGACGAGTATGGCGCAGACTACACCCCTACCATTGCAGGTGCCTACCGCATCGCAGCCAACAGGATTGGCAACGGAGAAGGAGACCAAATGATTTGGCGTCTGACCTCAGGTCAACCCGTTGCATGGGTAAGGGTCTATGCTGATGAGCAGGTTGGTTCAGTGACAGATCAGGAACTGGCACTGCTGGTCTGATTCTGTCCCTCTGACCCTGTAGACTATTCAAAGAAACAAACCAAACGAACCATGATTGCTTCTACCACAACTGAGACCTATAACGGTTGGGCAAACTACCACACCTGGAATGTGGCACTGTGGATTGGCAATGATGAGACCATCTACCGCCACGCTGTAGAAAACAAAAATTTGGGATACCGCAAATGGGCGAAGCGGTACATCGATGAGTTTGGCGAGTACATCACAGGCGACGGCATCTCTTGGTTATCCGATGACGTAGACACCGATGAGATGGATGAGATGTTCTCAGAATTTTGATAGGGGTAGCATCATGATCAAAGCACTCACCAAACCACGTTCCCCCCATTTCCACCGAGTCACCATGTTTAAAATTATTTGCTTTGCTGCTCTCGCTGGTTTGTTTTGGACATCTGCCCCCGCCCGTCAGATGACTGCCGATGCTTTGGATTCTGTTGCTGACTTTGTTCAACCTCAAGCTGAGACACCAGGACAGCACATCGATAGCTTTCTCAATCAATTTTCAAACTAACCCCTAGGGGATATGGGAACGGCATCGCCCTTAAAGACTGCCACCCAAAAAAACTTTTTTTTATTATGACCCGCGACCTTGCCCTGAACCTTCTTAACTCTGCAACCAATGGGGACGAGATTCTGGAGATCCTGGAGAGTATTGCATCTGATGCCACACCCATTGTGCCAGCTGCTGAACCTACCCTAGCACCCCTAAACTTCTGATCCGTTCCTGTAGACTAACTTCAGTTCAAACAAACGATCCTCATGACTACCACCGAACTCAACGCTGCCATTGCCGCTGGTGAATTTACTGTCACCACACTGCCTGCTCGCAAACCCCGCAAAGCAGATTTGGTTATGTCCCGCGTTGGTGGTGCTAAGTCCCGTTTTTATGCTGCCACGGGTAGCGGACGCAACGGCAGACAGCAGGAGCAGCGTCAACGTCTGACCAAAATTGCAGCTGCTGTCTGATGATCCGTTTTATTGGATGGACCTTGGTTGGTTGGGCAGTGTTTGCTTATCTCGCCCGTTGACACGCATGGGGCATGAGCTATCCGTTCGTGCCCCTTCGTGAAAACACCAGTATGGGGGGGGGTTGTTAAAAACGCCTAACTACCCTAACCTACAGAGGTGACAAAACGCGAGAGTAATATCAGTTGCATTAAAAAAATTTCCCAGGTATAATAAGTGTGTAGGAGGTTTTCATATATAAATCACAATTGAATACTAATGAAAGAAAAAAATTTCTGCCAAAAATTTATGCCTAGACAAGAAAAAATATATCACATATATGCAAAGGATCGTTGTTTATTTCATTCTATAAAGGAAGAAGAATTCAACTCAACGTGGAATACGTTAAAGAGTTTAGTTGGTTTTATGAAAACAGACTATAGTATAGAGGATCTAACATATGAAGAGTTAGTAGACAAAGATAGGAGGGATACCGAATCCCCATCTTATTGACACAAGATAAATATCACGTTAGAATTGAATTGAAGGTTATTCAAACTTATGGCAAAAGGATTTACTGTAAAAGAAAATAAGAGTTCTACCGTAGAACAACAGTGGGACTATCAAGCAATTAAAGATCGTATGCGCGGCAAGAGCATTGTATTTTGCTTACCTGGGCGCGGATGTTCTTTTATTTTTTTGAAGAACTTTGTACAATTGTGCTTTGATCTTGTTCAGAATGGAATGAGTATTCAGATTAGTCAAGACTACTCTTCAATGGTTAACTTTGCACGTTGTAAGGTACTTGGAGCAAATGTTCTCCGTGGACCCAAGCAAATCCCATGGGATGGTAAACTACAGTATGATTATCAGCTATGGATTGATAGTGACATTGTTTTCAACTCTGAGAAGTTTTGGCAACTTTGTGACATGTCTCTAAATGCAAATGGTGAAGAGAAGGAAATTGTTGGAGGTTGGTATGCTACAGAAGATGGTGTAACAACTTCAGTAGCACATTGGCTTGAGGAAGATGATTTCCGTAAGAATGGTGGAGTGATGAATCATGAAACTGTTGAAAGTATTTCCAAGCGTCGTCGTCCATTTACTGTTGACTACACAGGATTTGGATGGGTATTAATCAAGAACGGTGTATTTGAGAATCTTGAGTATCCATGGTTTGCACCTCGTATGCAAGTCTTTGAAGATGGTGCAGTACAAGATATGTGTGGAGAGGATGTTTCATTCTGTCTTGACGCAAAGGAGAAAGGATTTGAGATCTGGTGTGATCCTCGTATCCGTGTTGGACATGAGAAGACTCGAGTTATTTAATTTTAATGCCTTTTAATATCTTATATAAAAGACGCACAATACATAAGAATCTCTCGCGAGAACAATGCGTAGAGATTCTTGAAGAATATTCCTCAGAGTATTATACTGATGAGGAACTTGACATCAACGAATTTGAAATGGAGGAAGTCTAATGGCACGTCGACCGAGTTTAACTAGCAATAATCAAATTGAGCCCAAACCCAAGAAATCCCGCCAGGGATGTGGGAAGCATACAAAGTATGCCTCAACCAGTCGGAATCTTGCCCGTAAGCGTTACCGTGGGCAAGGAAAATAAATAAAAACAAAAAACCATGATCAGTACAGAATCAAAATCTTATGGGTGGATTGCAGGAGTTCCTGCAGGAATGCAAGAACTTCCTAGTTCTGAAGAATCTTCTGAAGAATCTGAAAGCATAGAGTCTGAGGAGTAGTCAACCGCGTCTCTCTCCCTACCACCGTAAAATCTCTGTATAAAACATCTCTGCACCTTTGTAGAGATGTTTTTTTATGTTAAATATTGTAGCAATTAAACTGTAGTATGAGTTGTTTAATTACGAATTTACCTTCTGAAGAAGTATGGGTTCGCAAAGAATATTTGACGGATCATCAGTCTGGTCATGGAGAATTTGTGAAGGGTGTATGGGTATCATGTAAGAGTATTCCTGGTAGAGCATTTTATTTTGAGACTTATTTGCCAGAATATGCTGCAATGTATGATAAATTACCCATTAGTGCCTTTGTATCAGATCCTGTAACACCTGATCCAGATATGGATCTACCAAATTTACAGTTTTGGAACTGTATGGACTATGGTGTAGTGAGTATTGATAAGAAATTCATCGGAAGTATGGATTTTGAGTGCTACACACGCGATTTTGATATTCAAAAAGGTACTTATATTTGTACAATTGACAATTATCATCGTGATCCTGATATGGTTGACTATGCAACAAGTGAAAATCCTGCTGAACACAAGTCACATAACCTAATTAAACTTGAAAATGGTCAGTTTGCACTCTATCCAAACAATAGATTGCGTATTTTTGACAATAGTTTAACTCCAGTTGATCCAAAGATGCCTGATTTTAAGGTTTCGACTCAATATTATCAAGTTGAAAATGGTTTTGAGCGTCTTGGGATGGGTCGTGAGGATGAATATTTCTGGAAAACTGCACAAGAACGCGAAAATGAAGAAGAAGATGAACGTTTTCGTCTTATTGACCCACAATAAATAGAAAAAAGGGATAGTAACCCCTAAAAAAGTTCTATTGACCTTTCTAGGAACCTGTAAATGGCAAACAACCCAAATCCAGATAGAAATAGAGATTATATGAGAGAAATGTGGGGTACTGATACTCTAATCACTGATTATGGGTCGCATTTTGACACAATGCCCAAGAAAAAAATGCTTCGGGAAATTGCAAATGATGACAAGACCCCCAAAAAGTACGATAATCAAGTTCAGAATGAACTTTATGAAAAAAGTGATCCTAAAGAATTGTGGATTTAATATTAAAAAAAACCTCATAAATATAAAATAGAATAATGTTCTAAATGCCAGCACAACGCGCAAGTAAAGGGTTTAAAGATATTAGTTTATCTTTTCAATTCAACCCCTTAACAAATGATCTTATTGCAATTACAAATGAAACTGCAATTGCTAGATCAGTGCGGAACATTGTACAAACTTATATTGGAGAAAAACTCTTCATTTCTCAATATGGGTCTAAATTACCAAGATTCATATTTGACAATATGGATGATATTGACGCTGAGGTTATGTCAATTGAGATACAGAGAACTCTTGAGCAATATGAACCAAGAGTTACTCTTCGTGGGGTAAATGTTTATCCAAATTTTGATAATAACCAATTAGATGTAAATATTAATTACTTAATAACAGGTATCAGTAACACTGAGAAAGAGCTTACTTTTGCATTACAACCAAGTAGAAGATAAATGACACTAGTTAATCTAACAAATCTCAATTTTGATGATATCAAGAATTCTCTCAAAGATTATTTGAGAGCAAATTCTACATTTACTGATTATGATTTTGAAGGATCCAATCTTTCAACAATTTTAGATATACTAGCATATAACACTTATATTACTTCTTACAATGCCTCAATGGTAAGTAATGAAGTATTCATTGACAGTGCAACTTTAAGAGAGAATGTAGTTTCTCTTGCAAGGAACGTTGGTTTTGTTCCAAAATCAATAACTTCTGCAAAAGCATTTGTTACATTTACACTGGACACTGAAAATTTTGTAAATCAACCTCTGACACTAACTCTTAAGAAAGGAACTGTTGCAGTAAGTCAAGAATCTTTTGGAAATACGAATTATAGTTTTATAATTCCAGAGGATATTACAGTACCTGTTGTAGAGCAAAGTGCTATATTTCCAAGAATAGAAATTTTTGAAGGAAGTCTTGCAACTTCATCATTTACTGTCAATAGTAGTTTGGATGATCAAAGATTTATTCTTGACAACCCTAATATTGACACAAATACAATCAAAGTTACTGTTAGACCGTCACAGTCCAGTACTGTTGTGACTAAGTACAACATGATTAATTCTTTGGTTGATATTAAGTCAGACTCTAAGATTTTCTTCATCCAAGAAATTGCAGATCAGAGATATGAACTCATCTTTGGTGATGGTATTTTTGGTCAAGCATTAGAAGATGGAAATTATATTGACGTT